TTCACCTACGCTATTTAAATTTGCACAAGGTACTGGTTTAATGGGCGAAGCAGGTCCTGAAGCTATTATGCCCCTAAAGCGTGATAATCAAGGAAACTTAGGAGTTCGTGGAGGTAGTGGGGGTGGTAATGTTGACGTAGTTGTTAATAATTATGGTAACGAAAAAGCAACTACTAAAGAGACTATGGATTCACGTGGAAACCGTCGTATTGAAGTAATGGTTGGCGATATGGTAGCAGGCGAATTAAATCGTGTAGGATCAAACACTCAACAAGCAATGACCGCTAGTTATGGTACATCACCATTAGTGGCAAGGAGATAATATATGCCAATAGCATGGCCAGCATCGCTTCCGCAAGTACCTCAAAAAGGTTTTACTGAATCAGTTGGAATTAATGTTATACGCTCACAGACAGATGCAGGCCCTGCAAAACAAAGACGCAGGGCTGCGCGTCCAAATGAAATGAGTGTAAATTTTTTAATGACTACTGCACAGACTCAAAAGCTAGAAGACTTTATAAAAAATCTACCTACAAATTCTACTACTCCTGGTATTGCAGGCGTTAATCGTTTTACTTTTCCACATCCACGAATACTTGGTACAACTATAGAAGTACGTATTATACCTGGTAGTGGCGGTGAGTTTTTTAACTTACAATATATGGCACCAGGATACTGGTCTACAAGTCTTAAATTTGAAGTGATGCCATGAGCAGACTAAATAGTTTATCACAATCAGCTGTTAGGGCAATGTTTGCTTCGGAAACTTCCGAAGCATTAATTTTACTCATTACTATTACTAATCCAGCAGATCCTACAACTCCTGTTCGTTTAGCAGATGGGTATACAAATCGTATTGCTTCTTTAACAACAGATACAGATGTGGTATATGGAGTAACAAGTAATTCAAAAGATTATTTGTTTATGCCTATGCAAATATCCTTACCCGGCGAAGAAGAAGCAGGGTCAGCTCAATGTAGTTTAGTTTTAAATTTTGTTACTCGCGAAGCTATTGATCTTATACGTACTTATTTAATAAGCCCAGTTAGTGTACAGATTGATCTAGTACTAGCTAGTAGCCCAAATACTATTGAAGCTACTTTTGCAGGCTTTAAAATAACTAATGTTACGTATAATGCAGATCAAATAACATTTGACTTAAATATGGTCAGTCTTAGCCGTGAACCATTTCCGTGCTTTACGTTTACTCCAGCCAACTTTCCAGGATTATTCTAATGAATTATAGTAAATATATTGGATTACCTTATGCCAGTAATGGCAGAGATGAAAGCGGAATTGACTGCTGGGGATTAGTGCGTTTATTTTATAAGCAAGAATATGATATTGAACTGCCAAGCTATACTGAAGAGTATGCGGGTGCGTATGATTCACGTATTCTTGATATGATGGATATTTATAAAAATAATTGGGCACAAGTCTCACAGCCTGAAGTTGGTTCCATTATAGTATTCAATATATTAGGCGAGCCTTTTCACGTTGGAGTTTACGTTGGAGAAGACAAGTTTATTCATGCTCGTGACGGCATGGACAGCGTTTTAGAATCGATTAATAGTCCACGTTGGGCAAAACGTATTGAAGGTTACTATAAGTATTCTACACAAACGCAAACTAGTACAATACTAGCTGGCAAGCCTCACCCTTTTAAACAAACAAATTATACAGATCTAGCTATTCCTGGATCTACTTTAGCGGATATATCGCAAAATTTAATTGATACTTATAAAATTAGTGATTACTTTGCTAAAAAGTTAGTACTATTTTTAGATGGTATTAAAGTACCACAGTCAGAGTGGAACACTGTTCGTGTACAAGCTGGCCAAAGTATTATTTATAAAGTTGTGCCCGAAGGTAAGCAAGCTTTTCGTATGATTGCTATGATTGCGTTAATTTATGTAGCAAACGTATATGGAGCAGAATTAGGTTCTGCTATGGGCCTTACTGAAACTAAAACTGTAATGGAAGGTTACGAAGTTGTATCTACTACAAGCGCTACAGCAACAGGTAAAATTGTAGGCACAATGGCTATCAACATGGCAGGTATGGCACTTATTAATGCCGCCTTTCCTATTAGGCCTTTAAATGGAAAAGATCCAGGAACTTCTGCACCTGTAAATGCGTTTAGTGGTGCTGCTAATCAAGCAAACCGTTTTGGAGCAATTCCTGTTGTTCTTGGAAAAATGCGTAGTACTGCAATGCTTGCGGCAGTGCCTTACGTAGAAACATTAACAGATACCAGTTTATTACATCTATCCCTTGTATGGGGATTTGGCCCACTAGCAGTCGAAGATATTCGTGTAGGTGCAAAAACTTTAAACGAAGTTTACTATACTAGTCAAGCTAGTATGGGGCAAGATACTCCTGTACCCGTTACTTTACTAGGTGTACCTCAGGAAGCTACTAATGGTCAATTAGACGCCTTTGATAAATTATACCCAACAGATGTAGAACAGCAGTTTCCACAGATTGAATTAGTTAATAATAGTGTAGACGGTAATCCCCCAGCAATTATTACTTTAGCAGATTATGCTGAAGATATTGATGTTGCATTTACCTTTCCAGAAGGTATGCGTAAGATTAGTACTAAAGATGGAAAAATAAGTGATGCTACTTGTGGGGTTCAAGTTCGTTTACGTAAAGAGGGTGAAACAGCTTGGTCAACAGTACCTTCCTATTATTTAGGTAATTATAGCTCACCAACACCTTCGGATGTAGGTTTTAAAACTACAATTAGTTCAGCCCCTTATTATACAAACGCTAATAACGAAATAACAGCATTATATAAATGGTACGTACTTGCGTTGTCACCAGGCGGGGGTGTAGAAGTATTTAGTGGAGCTGCTACTGACGTTCAGTATAGTGACCCATCTCCTTATATAAAAACTTTAGCTACACAAAGATCTTATGCATCTTTTGTAGGTACTGATGGTAATAATATTTTACGACTACCGACCATTCCTAACGGTTATGTGAAACTTCATACTATTTGTTTCTTTGGCGATACTTATTTGTCGTCACCCATATCACATTTATCTAGTACAGGTACAACTACTATAGAAGGACTGGGACTTACTTCGGTTACCAGAGCAGTACAGCGAGATTCAAACGGTACACCTATTTTAGATAGTGATTATAATCAGATACCAACAACCGACTATGACATTGTCATAGGAGCAGGAAGAGTTGTAAATACATCAGTTGCCGCAAGTACGCCACAACTTATATTTAATTCTACTCAATTTCCGGGTGTTCTTTCAGGAACTAGTGTAGGTAATTATAGTGGTTGGAATGCTTTTCTACAAAACTACAGAACATGGGTTACTAGTGGAGTAGTTGAATTTGATAAAAGTGCTCAAGTAACTTTTCCAGAATCAGGATACTACGAAATTTGGGCTTTGGTTGATGACGAAGGCTCCGTGCTAATTGATGGTGCCCGTTTAATTACTATACCTAAAAATGCATATCAAACTATAGCTAAAACATGGTTTTATGCTGAAGCAGGCAGTGTACATACAGTAAGAATGAAAGGTGTAAACTCTCAAGGCGGTGCAGCAGCAGTAGCTTTGGGAATTTGGTATACTAAAAATGCTGGATTAAATATTGCAGGCTCCATGGGTAACGAGTTAATATTTGGCAAAGATGGATTCTTTTCGCAACGAAAAGACGCTTTTAATTTTGTTTATAAAATGCGTGGATTACCTCGTGCAAAATACTCTTTACAAATAATTAGAACAAATGACGATGTAACAGAAAAAGAAGAAGACCCAGATTATAGATACTATAGCAAGGTAATTCTATATGGAGTAACAGGGTACAACAAACAAACACTAAATTCTAATAATCAACTAGTACCTATTCGTGTCGTAAAGAATCCACCTAACTGTAATTTAGCTAGAACATTTATTAAGTTGCAAAGCACTAATAAAATTAATGGTAGTTTAGAAGGTGTAAATGCTTTAGTACAAACTAAATCTAATGTATTAAACAGGGTAACAAATGATTGGAAAACTGTAGACGTTACTAACAATCCTGCGGCGCTATTCCTCTATGTATTGATGCACCCTGCTAATGCTTATAGAGTGGCAGATAATATTGTTGATGCCGCAAACTATGTAGATTTAAATGCACTAGCAGATTGGTTTAAGTTTTGCGAGCCTATGACTTATGCAAATGGTAAATATACTCGAGACACTACTAAGCCTTTACTTACCTATA